TCGCCAGCGCGCTGACCATGTCCTGGCGCACCACCAACTATGCCATCGATGCCGAGCTGCGCACCGATCTGGACCGGCTGCGGGCGCGCAGCCGCGACCTGTTCAAAAACAACGAATACGGCGCCAAGTTCCGCCGCCTGGTGCGCAACAACGTGGTCGGCCCGGAAGGCTTCGGCCTGCAGGCGCGCTCGCAAGACCCCGGCGGCAAGATGGACGACGGCGCCAACCGCGCCATCGAAAAAGCGTTCTGGATGTGGAGCCGGCCGGACCAGTGCGACGTCACCGGCAAGCGCAGCTTTGCCGATATCTGTCGCGCCGCCGTCGAGGCGCTGGCGCGCGACGGCGAGTTCCTGATCCGCAAGCGCAGCGGCGCGGGCGCCGGCAACTTCAGCTACCAGCTGCAGCTGCTCGACGTGGATCGACTGGATACGATCTACAACGTATGGCCGGCCGATGGCCGCAACGCCGTCATCATGGGGGTGGAGATCGACGAGTGGCGCAAGCCCGTCGCCTACCACCTGTGGAACCGCCACCCCACCGAAGCGCCCAGCACCAGCCGGGTGCGCGAGCGCGTGCCGGCGAAGGAAATCTTTCACGGCTACGTGGCCATGGAAGACGAACAGTCGCGCGGCTGCCCGTGGCTGCACGCCGCCATGCGTCGCATGAATGATCTCAACGGCTACCGCGAGGCGGCGGTTATCGCCGCCCGCGTGGGCGCCGCGAAAATGGGCGTGTGGGAAACCCCCGACGGCGAGCCACCGCCCGGTGCGGAAGAATCGACCCCCGGCAGCGGCGACTATTTCAGCGAGGCCACGCCTGGCCACTTCGACTTCGCGCCACCGGGCTACAAGCTCACCACCTTCAACCCGGACTACCCGCACGCGCAGTTCGATGCGTTCTGCGCCGGTGCGCTGCGCGGCATTGCCAGCGGCATCGGGGTGGCCTACCACAGCCTGGCGAACGACCTCACCAGCGTCAACTACAGCAGCATCCGCAGCGGCGCGCTGGAAGAGCGCGACGAATGGATGGTCATCCAGAACTGGCTGATCACCCAGCTGCTGGTGCCGGTGTACGAAGAGTGGCTGACGATGGCGCTGTTGCGCGGCGCCATCCTGCTGGACAACGGCAGCGCCTTGCCGCTGGCCAAGAAGACCAAGTTCATGGATCACCAGTGGCAGGGTCGCCGCTGGCAGTGGGTGGATCCGCTCAAGGACATGGCCGCCAGCGTGCTGGCCATCGAGAACGGCCTGGCCAGCCCGCAGCAGATCGCCGCGCAAACCGGCCGGGATATCGAGGAAGTGATCGATGACATGGCCCGTTTCCAGGCGTTGCTCAAGGCCAAGGGCGTCATGCTCACCGGCACCACCGCACCCACCGGCACCATCGCCAGCGCGGTGAAGCAATCCGGCAACGATGCCGGCAAGCAAGACGCCGCCGGCAAACAGGCCGCCCAAAAGTCGCGGGCCCGCGCGCGCTTCCAGTCCCAGATGGAGGCATTGAGCGCAGCGGACGAATGAGCGCCGAGCGCAGAAACGCTTTGCCTTATCCATTTCCGCAAACCGCTGCAACCTGCAACTCGTCATCGCGCCCAACCGCACCGAGGATTTCCATGTGACCACGCCAGCAGCACTTCAACCCGGTAGCAAAGGCGAGCGATTGCTGCGCATCGGCAGCGAGCGCGCCGTGGTCGATGAAGCCGCGCGCACCGTCACGCTGGCGTTTGCCAGCGAAACGCCGGTCGACCGCTGGTGGGGTGTGGAAGTGCTCGACACGCAGACCCGCAGCATGCGCCTGGGCCGCCTGAAAAGCGGCGGCGCACTGCTGATGGATCACGACCCGCGCGATCAGGTGGGTGTCATCGAATCGGTACAGATCGGCACGGACAAGGTTGCCCGTGCCGTTGTGCGCTTTGGGAAAAGTGCGCGTGCCAGTGAGGTCTTCCAGGACGTGGTTGACGGCATCCGCCAAAACGTCTCGGTGGGCTACCAGATCCACGACGCCAAGCTCGAGTCCGAAACCGAAGGTGTAGGCACCTATCGGGTCACGGATTGGGAGCCGTACGAAATTTCCATGGTTGCCGTGCCCGCCGACACCAAGGCCGGCGTGGGCCGCAGCACCGAATCCACCCTTTCCCAGATTATCCCGGAGACTCGCATGAGCACCGAAAACCAGAACACCGCCGCCGCCCCGGTCATCGACACCGCCCAGCTCACCGCCGACGCCCAGCGCAGCGGCGCCGAAGGCGAGCGCAAGCGCAGCACCGACATCACCAGCATGGCCGATCAGCTCAAGGCGTACGACGTGCGCGAGCTGACCAGCGAAGCCCTGCGCAGCGGTTGGAGCGCCGACCAGTTCCGCGCCAAGGCATTGGAGCTGGTGGCCACCAAGCCACTGCCCACCGCCAATATCGGCCTCTCCGCCGGCGAAGTGCGCAACTACAGCTTCACCCGCGCCTTGGCCGCACTGGCCAACCCGCAGGACGCACGTGCGCAGGAAGCGGCCCGCTTCGAGTTCGAAGCCAGCAGCGCCGCCGCCGACAAGCAGAACCGCTCGGTGAAGGGCCTGCTGATTCCGCACGACGTGCTGCAGCACAACCAGCGCGCCGACAACATGGTGGTGGGTACCGCCACCGCCGGCGGCAACCTGGTGGCCACCAACCTGCTCACCAGCAGCTTCATCGACCTGCTGCGCAACGCCATGGTCATCAACCGCATGGGTGCGCGTTACCTGACCGGCCTGGTCGGCAACATCGCCATCCCGAAACAGACCGGCGGCGCCACCTTCGCGTTCGTCTCCGAAAGCGGCACTGGCAGCAACTCCGGCCAGACCATCGGCCAGGTGCCGATGACGCCGAAGACCGGCATGGCGCGCACCCAGCTCAGCCGCAAGCTGTTGCTGCAGAGCTCGCTGGACGTGGAAAGCTTCATCCGCAACGACCTGGCCACCATCGTCGGCCTGGGCATCCAGCAGGCCGCGATCAACGGCAGCGGCTCGGCTCCGATCCCGCTCGGTATTCTCAACCAATCGGGCATCGGCTCGGTGGTGGGTGGTACCAACGGCCTGGCGCCGACGTGGGGCAACATCGTGGGCCTGGAGTCCGCGGTGGCCATCGCCAACGCCGACGTGGGCAGCCTCGGCTACCTCACCAACGCGGCCGTGCGCGGCAAGCTCAAGACCACGCAGAAGTTCCCCACCAGCAACGGCGATGCCATCTGGGCCAGCAACAACACGCCGGTCAACGGCTACCAGGTTGGCGTCACCAATGCGGTGCCCAGCAACGGCACCAAGGGCACCAGCGCCGGCGTGTGCAGCTCGATCATCTTCGGCAACTTCGCCGACCTGATCGTGGGCATGTGGGGTGGCCTGGAACTGCAGGTTGACCCGTACAGCCAGGGCGACTCCGGCTCCGTCGTCATCCGCGCGTTCCAGGACGTGGATGTCGCGGTGCGCCATCCGGAAAGCTTCGCGGCCATGATCGACGCGCTCACCGCGTAAGCATGCAAGCCCTGGCCTGCCAGCGCGAAAAAGTCCACTGCCCGGCGCAATGCCGGGCAGTGGCATGCGCGCGTGGTGGCCACGCATGACCCCGTTCGACGAATTCAACGCCATGCAGGCGGAACTGTTCAACCAGTTCGCCGAGCAAGGCACCCTGCTGCACGGCACCGACCCGGCGCGCGATGTGCGCATGGTGGTCGATGACGGCGCGCAAACCGTGGGCAGCCGCGGCGAAGTGATCGGCAACAAGCGCGTGATCAGCGTGCTCAAGAGCGAATGGCAGCCGGTGCGCGGCGACACCATCACCGTGCGCGGGCAAACCCGCAAGATCGAGGCGATCGCCACCGACGACGGCTATGTCGTGCAGGCGGTGCTCCATGGGTAACCCGACCGTGCCCACCGCCAGCCGCAGCTGGACGATCCTGCTGGCGCTCGCCGCACAGCTGGCCACCATCACGGTGGCGAACGGCTACCTCACAGACGCTGGCCTCAACGTGTGGACCACCGACAACCAGCGCACCGACGACAAC